TACGGAGCAATCATGCCACCGCCACCGATTGCCCCTCGCCAGTCTTGCTCCGTTTGCTTCGAACTGGCTCCCCCCGGTAACGTCTGGCTTTCAGCCGGCACATATTCGCTCGCCTCCACAGGCAAACTCTGCGCTAAGCGGAAAACCAAGCCCAGGCAATCGCAGAAACCGCGTGCATAACCCGCAGCGCTCACCGCGTCCTTGGATGAGCCGTAAACACTGCGGAAACTCACATCCGCTGCTGCTTCCCTGAGCTTTAAAACAAATCTTTTCCCACAACCACTACGTAAAAACAAGTCTAACTCTTGGCAATCTTCGTTATTCCAGGGTAACCGCTTGTAGATCGGTTGTTTAACCCACAGCGTGACTAGTAAACGCCAGAACAGTTTCATTTGTTCTTCACCCTGATCGGTACATGGCTCGCCGTTGTACCCAAACGCTTCAGCCGTAAGAAGTGCGCTTGACACAAGCCCTTGACCCGAGCCGGTCGCTCGCACCGTTCTACCCGACATTTACGCCACTTGCTCATCCGCCATAATAACTAGGCCCTTGCCCAGGCAACCGTGGCGCAGCTCCTCCAGGCAAAGGCGGCAAAGCACCTGGAGCCGGCACCTGAGGCAATCGTGGCGGAGCCGGCCAAGCTCCACCCCCGCCTGGAACTGGTGGCATCCCAGGTGACATTCCAGGTGACATTCCAGCCGGCATCCCCGGCGGTGGCATCATCCCTAGTGGCATCATCCCTAGTGGCATCATCCCCGGATGCAGCGCTCCTACTGGCGGGGGCGCCATCCCTACACCTGGTGGCGGCGGTAATCCCCCCCTCCACGGTAAAGGCGACGGTAGACCACCCGCTGGCGCTTGTGGCCGCCAACCCATCAAATTACCTCCTTGAGGCATATTTGCTCGTATGTGTGCCGCTAGTACCGGATCAAACTGCGGATTACCAGGCAAAGGTCCAAGTGCCTGTCCTAGTCTGATGGGAGTCGGCATCTGCGGCAACCTCATGCCAGTCGGCATCCCGGGCGGCACTGCACCCCATCCTCCTCGTGGTGCTGGAGGCATCATAGGCATTCCGGCCAGCCTCCCTGGCCCGGCTGCGGATCCTTTAGGCATAATCGTTTATTTTCTTTTGTTGTTTAACTGTAACTAAAATCCTCCCGGCGCCGCTCCCGCTTGCCCATCACCGTTACCGCCGCTAGGAGCCATTGCCATTGCCGCCCCGCGGGTCGGCCCACTTGTAGGCGCATTTGCTGGCCCAAGCGGAACCCCCTGCGGTGGCGGCTGAGCCAACTGACGCTGAGTCGCGTTAATCTTGCTCGCAAACTGCGCAATCTGTACCCCGTACTGTTTCATGTAATCGGCGTTTGAGCGCGCTGCCTGTATATGCGCCATCCCGTGGTTCATCAGAAGCGGTAACCGATCCGGCGCAATCCCCTCCGGACGCCCCATAGCGTCCCGCACAAAGGCGTCCATGACCTGCAAATGGGTGACGTGCTCGTCGTTAGGCGCAACCGGTGCCGGGTAACCGCTCATGAGAAGCACATTCTCAGTTGCCTGTTTAGTCATCTGATCCTGCTGCGCTTCTTGTGGCGGGATATAAAGCTGGTTAATCCACTGGCTATCCATCAGTTCGATAATCTTACAATCGATCTCGTTGACCTGGATCCAGGTCACCCCTTGTGCCATTTGCCGTAGTTGCATCAGTTTTTGGATATCGCGCTCCCGGCTATAACCATCGGCTGAACCATTCGGAGTCAATACATAACAATCGTCCAAAGCCGAATCTGGAAGCGTGATCCGTTGCCCACGCCAGAAATAATCCAAGTCCTCACTTTTATATTGTAGCAGTAACTTCCAGGCTTGTTCGTACACCTCGCTCATCGCCCCCTTAATGATCCGAGCCCTTAAATCGTTGGACTGCTGCATCACAGTCGCTATCGCATTAGTCTCTGTCGCCGTCCGCGGCGCCATCATCTGGTTATCCTGGCCCACACCAAAATCAGGAATCCCAACCCGTTGCTCAGCCATCGAGCGAGTCGATTGGATCTCTTCGTCAAAACTGACTGGCGGAGGCGGCTGTTGCACCACTTGCAAGAGCGCATCGTAAACTTCTCCCGGTGCCCAGCGGATATTCTGAGCGTTGATACTTCCTCCTTGAGTCGAGAGCACCGGCCGGTTGGCAATGCTCATAAAATCCAGCTTCTCGTTCCACATCTTGGTAGCGCTCTGCTCGAACATCTGGACTTGTTCCATGACTCCTCGGCTCATGTACCAGTCGCCCTCGGTCTGTTCGTACGGAATCCGCACAAATGGATAAAGCTTGTGCTGGTAAGGCAACTTGAACGGCACCCGCAGCTCTTCATCCGGGTCAACCGGCGAGTAAGTGTAGACCTTGATGTTGCCGTCAGTCTCCTTAACGTACGTCTCCCAGACTATGATAACATCTTTTAACCGGCTCCAGACTAAGCCTTCCTGGCTATAGTGCAGCTCGGCGTAAGCCGGATTCGGTTTGACTCCGCGACCTTGGATCCGATCCAACAAATCCTCGTCATCGTTCAAGCCCCGTTTGGCCGCCGCCCGTTTGTACTGTTCCCGGCTATAGCACATCACGTGCGTGAACCGATCCGCGTCCTGAGTCGCCTCAGTCGTCGGCGGCACCACACAGTAAAAAGGCAGGATCGAGCAGAAGCCGATCTGGTCCTTATCGACATCCCAGTAGACCTTTAAAACGCCCATCCCGTTCTGGAGATCGGAATCAATCGCGTAAATCAACTGGTTATTAAAATTACTCTTCTCCCGAACGTGATAATTGAACCACTGGGCACAACTGTCAGTATAGCTATCGCCTTGGCCCTTAAGCGAATAAAACGAAGCTAACAACTCCGGGCCCAGCACCCACTGGAGCATGTACGCCTTGAGCTTGTTAATAATCGTGTCACCCAGCGGCACATGCAGATCGCTCGCCATCGGCCAAGGTTTGCTGATCCGGCGAAGGCCGAAGTTACGCATCTTGCTCCAGACCATCTGCCGGTTCTCCCAGTCTAACCGGACCCGCAAATCCTGGATTACCTCGGCGTAAACCTCGTTAGCCATTTTGATTCAAAATGCGCCTGGCGACTTCAGCAAAATTGCTAACAAAAAGCTCTAGCTCGTTATTGCGCCCCTCCAGCTCCTTGATGCGCTCACGCAGATCAGCCACGTCTTCGTCAGCCTGGGTGAGCAAGTCCTCCAGTTCATCTACACGGTCGTCGTCTTGGCTCATAAAGGGTTAAAGCTTCGGTTTTCCCGAGTGTCTTTGTTTCATGCGCAGGCACTCTAGTCGCCAGCCACTGTCGTAGGATCTCCCTACGCACCATGCGACGCTCGGGGCAAGGGAAACAAAAAACCGAACTATGCTGGAGGTTGCGGTTTGCCGCCGCTCATCGGGAAATATCCCCAACCGTACTCCGGATGCCAGCCCCATCCACCTTCTGGTGGAGGAGGTTTGGGCGCGCTGGGATTCTCCGGAGGCTGAGTCGGAGGCTGTAGTCCCGGCAAATTGGGAGGAGGTGCGCCACCTGGATATCCGGGCCGATAAATCGGTTGACTTGGGTACGGGAAATCCGGATAGCCAGAAATGGGAAATGTTGGACTGCCTGGAGGTCCACCTGCTATTGGAGGCTGTTCGGGTCCAGGCCCACCCCAAATAGTCAGATTTGAATATCCTGCTATTCCGACAATCGTAACAGGAGTTCCGGCTCCTGATTTGCCATGATATAAAATACCACTAATAACTACTTCAGATGCTGCCATTTTGCGTTTCTTTCTAGGGTTTATGGTTCTATTTCTAAAAATCTGATGATAGCAAGAAGCGCGTCGACCAAGCGCTCACAGCAGGCAAAGCTATCCTGATGCTCGGCAATCTCACTAGCAGCCAAGCGCACCTCTTGGCGAATCACCTCAAGTCTGTGTAATTGCGCATCGGTCATACACAGATCCAAGTGTGTCACAACCGCAACACCGCTGGGAATAGCGGCCGCGCTTCACACCACATCGTGCAATGGCTCCCATCGGGCCATTGCCCCTGGATCCGACCTACACCCACCCACAGATAAGTCGGTGTCCCGCTGGTGTGGCTGCTCCGCGTTCCGTACAGCGCCGTAAAAAGCGCATCGATCGTCGTATTAGACGGTATCGCTGTCCCAGCTGCTGGCGGCGCGTGCGGCTCAGGTGCCACCCACGCATCATCCGCTCGTCCAGTACCGTTCCAGACCCATTCCCCTCCTAACGAACGTTCACCGTACTCTTTACCAGGACTACTCGGTTTAGCTTCCATAGCGCTCTAGTAGGGATAAATCGCCACCATCGTAGAGGGCGCATACGGACGAGCCTGAAACTGAACCCGTACCTGGGTCATCCGCGGCCCACTAAAGGTGCATAGCATGGTCGTTCCATCAATCAGCTGCCAACTCTGCACCACCGCACAGGTTAACGTTACCCCGGTCGCTGTAGCCGTAGCGGCGTTGTTAATCGTGATCGTAGTGCCCGAAATACTGGTGATCACGCTGCTGGCCGGAATCCCGGCCCCGCTGATCGTCATCCCGACCACTAACCCAGCCGTACTCGAGAGGCTGGTAATCGAGTTGCTTGTGTTGGTCGTGTTGCCCGTAGGCGTAACCGACGT